GCGGCTTTCAAACCTGCATAAGCACTGATACCTGCTAAAGCACCACCACCAACAGCCATAGCTGCATCTAAAGCACCCATGCCACCGTATGACATCTTTGCTCCTTCAATTGGTGCAGGTGGTACTTTTGGTAATGTTGGTTCTGTAAACTCTACAACTGGTAATTGTCTAGGTGCTGGAGCATATGGTGCTCTTTGTGGATCTATCATTACCCTTGCTTTAGCTGTTAAGTCAGCTTGACTTTTAGCTCGTTGATTCTCAGATAATGCTTGTTGGTATTGGTTAGAAGCACTATCTCTCATGGCATTAATAATCTCTTGATTTAAGCCATAACGTGTGGATAAATCTGCTAAGCCTTTTGATATTTTACGTTCTCCTATATTTGCACCTTGCCTTAGTAGACTTCTACGCTGATTAACAGAATCCCTAGTGACATTATATTGAGATTCTCTACCAGATAATTCATCAAGTATAGCTTGAATCCTATTTGTACTTAAACCTCTTTCCCCTTGTCTTGTTTGGCTTATATCTTGAGTTTGTATTGCAGCATCTCTTTGCTTACTTGCTAAGTCCTGTTGAATATCTTGCAGGTTAGCAATAGTTAAACCTTTTCTACCACCAATTTCTCTTTGTAAATCTTGTACTGTTAAATTGGTAAGTTCAGTAGCATCAGCAACACCCTTCGTGATCTTAGCTAATTCAAGACCTTTAATATCACCAGCTGATCTTAAGTCTCTATTTGCCTGATCAATTCCTAAAGATAGTTTATTTAAATTCTCTAATGACTGAAGGTCTAGTTGTTGAGATTTAATAGCTGCTCTTTGTACATCATTTAAAGCACTCATCTTTGTTTGACGTACTTTCTCTTCACCTGACTTTTGTGCAAGTATGAGTGTATTAACCATCTCGGCTTGTTGTCTACCGACTTCACTCATGAAAGCAACAATACTTTTACCTTGTGATCTACCTGCCTGAGATACCTGTGCTTGGCCAGCTTTTGTTAGTGCATCAATATTAGCCTTTGTTGCACCAAACTTAGCTTGTGCTTTTTGGTTCTGTAAATCTCGCAGAATTGCATCTGTTTGATAATCACGTCGCTGCTTAACTTCAGCTGTATCTATACCAAGAGCAGATCTATTAAATTGATTAGCTGCTTCTTTAGTGATGTAATCCTGAGTTAATGCAGTCTTACTTGCAGCAATATCACCAGCTTTTTGAGCATAACTTAATTCAACAGCTGTCCTATCAAGTCCTGCATCACCTGTTCTTTGACTTAGTACTGTTCTTGCTTTTTGCTCTTCACTTAATAACTTACCTTCAGTTAAGTCTGCAGTTCTTTGTGTGATATCAGAAGCACTTGCAGCCTTAGATACAGCTGAGGCAAGATCAGCATCATTCTGTGCTTGTTTTGTATTTAACTGATTTTCTTTTATCTGTAGCTCAAGTCTTTGTCGATCTGTAGAACCAGCACTTAATTTCTGAGCAGTGGTTAAATCAGATCTAGCTCTTGCTACTTCATTATCTAATCTCTCCTCGTTTAAACCTAGATCATTTAATAGTCGTTCTCTTTCAAAACCAAAGGTTCCTTGATCTTGTAAGAACTCTTGTAAAATTTGTCTACTATTAAACGATTGTTGTTGTAATTGTTCGTCTCTTATAAGGCGTGCATTAGCATCAGCAGCTTGTCTAGTAAGAGTGTTCTCAGTTAATTGAGCATTCTTAGTAGCTATTTGTTGATCCCTAGCACGTCGTTGCATGTTGTACTCGAAATCAACTCTTTGCCTACCATAGTCATAAGCATCTTGAGCTGAGTCTTGTTGAAACTGTCTAGCATCTCTAGCAGCCCACCTTTGTTTATTGTATGCATCGTACTGAGCTACATACTTACGATATATCTCACCACCTCTTACATATTGACCTTCCTGTGCATTATTACCCCATTGATATTTATACGTTTTAGTATCATATTCATAGGCTTTTTGAGCCATTTCCCTTTGATACCTAATGGCATCATCGCCACCACCACCACCTGACATAATTTAATCTCCGAGTTTCTTTTTAAATGTTTTACGAATTAGGTCAGAAATTTCTTTCATTTTTTCATAACCTTGAGTTAATAGAGCAACAATAGGTACTACTTCATGATGTGCATCTCTCCATACATGAGCATAAATTTGATCAACTTCATCTCCTTGTTCCCAAGCGTTAGCTGCCATCCATGCGTTATACATAGATACATGTTGTGAAGTTAGTACATCTTTGTATTCATTAAAGAAAGGATTAGTAGGCATCTTGACAAACATATATTCAAATACTTCAAGTAATTCTTCTCTTGTTACTTCATGATCAGCATCAAATATGTCATCTAATGTACGTGACATCCTAGCCCACATCCATAGATATTCAAAAGCAAAGCCATCTTCTCCAGCAGCTTGGCTAATGATATCTATGGTAGTTTTTCCTAATACTTTTCTTTCTTCAAGGGTGGTCATACTCTTCTATAAAATCTGGGTGAATAATATCCTTCCCACATCATTGCTGTAAGTGATACGGGGAAGGGTGAATCACTAAATACATTCAGATCAAAGTTCTCATTCTTCTGATGTATTGGCACATTAACTACTGATTGATCAGCTAGTGGTACGTCATTAGCTATATAGAAGTTTGCTTCTGCTACTGCATGTACATCTGTATAATCTGTAGTTCCTTTTCGTTTTAACTTGAAACCTAATACACCTGATAAACCAGTAGAGAATCTATATCGAGCTATGGTTAATGATGATGCATAGTCTGATTGCTTACCCTCTGGATCAAGTCGATAGTATGTCTTAGGTAAGGAGACATCCATCGTATATTTAAACCCTACAATAACTAGAGCAGCAACAGCTGTAGCACTTAGATCCTTATATGGAACCTTAAAGTATGTACCTGTACCATCTGTACCTACGGTAGGAGTGGTGGTAAATCCTGATTCAACATAGGTAGGGTTAGATAAACTTGCAGCTGTACTAGCAATAACTATGACAGGCGTTAAACCTGTAACATTATTGAATGGTATATAACATTTAGAGAATGGGTTAACAGGATCACTGGTGTCATAAACAACTGAACTAGCTGTTGCATATAAGTCAACACTAGGATTCATCTTCTCTCCAAGAGAGTTAACAAGAATTGTTTCCTCTGGAGTTTGATTCATACTTGCACTAACAAGTGTGTATTGACCACCTTGCATAGTAACTGCATACATAACATCTGAATCAACAGCTACTGTTTGTACAGTTCCTGGTAAAGACCATCTAAACCAAGACTGCATAGTCTCTTCTCTTCCGTTGCTATATGTACGATAGAAATATATGTCCTGTTTAGTAGGACCATACATTGCTATGAATGAGTTCTGAGGACTGGCTAATAGATTAGTAACAGTATCAGGAACCCACTCAGAGACGACTCTACCGATGTCTACAACGCTTGGATTCATCTCTTGACCTGATGTGGTCATCTGATAGATTCGCGTGTAACTGGGGGTCTTACTGACGAAGATTATATTAGTTCCATTGTCTACAGGATCTATATTGATATCCATCTCAAAGTTTGAGATACCACGAATAATTGTGGTTGTAGGTGTGAAGATACCATTAGGTGCAAACATCAAGAACTGTTGGTTCTTACTGAATAAGATCAAACCCTGAGCTGTAGGTAAGACACCTGTAAGTAGGGTTGGTCTGATGCTTGAAGTACTTAGATCTACAGGATCACTAGCTACCTGAGTTAAGGCTGATACATGATAGAAGTTATAAAACTCATTAGCCTGACTCATAGACACGTTGTCATCTGTTAAGAATCCAAGGCGACTACTGTGGAAGAAAGACTGTTGAATTTTTTTGCCAACAAAACTAGGGTGTGAGTTTGTTGTATCATCACCAACTAATCTCTCTGTCCAACTGATTGGCTGGAAGACAAATACATTGGTTGCTGTATTAACTAACTCGTGAGGCATCGTTGCAGCTGTTAAACCTACTGATACATCTGGAGCTACATATTCTTGCCAATAACCTGCACCTGATGTGCTGTTATCTGCTATGAATCTTGAGTAGTATGTATCCTCTGCTGAGTTAGCAGTGTTAATTATCTTTACTACTCTGTGATGTACTGACTTATCTGGCAGAGCTGCTACGTTAGCAACTTGGTTCTGGAAGGTAACAAGCTGATCATTACCTGCACCACCTTTACCTGTAAGAGTGAAAGCACTTGTTCTACTTAACTCTAAAGAGGTATCTAGTTTAGTTACTGTTAGACCTGAGATGCTTCCACCATCTATTGCTGACTTAAGTCCAGTTAATATCTCATCAGCTGTAGCACTAGCATCACTGGTATATGAATAAGCAGTACCATTAACTGTTACTGAGTAGACCTGAGAATCACCAACTGATTTAAGTAATACAGTACCAACTTTATTAGCTACAAAAGATGGAGCACTTTGTGTAGTAACTGTCTTAAGTTTGTTAGTGACAATAGTAGTATCTTGTACCGTTAGGATGTCATAGTCATTAGCTGTACTAGCTGTGAGATATGAAGTATTAGCATTTGAGTTATAAGTAACTGTTGCTGCTACTCCTGTAGTTACATTCCATATGTATATAGCAGTACCTTTAATACATCCAATATACTTCTCATCTCCATCTCTATGGATGTAGAACCACTTAGCATCTGAATAGATATTCTCATTACCTAGACCTTTAATAAATTTAAATCCAGGTCTTTTAGTTAGTCCAAATGTAGGATCAGGATATGCATTGATGCAATCAACTACTTGTCCAGGGAACTTCTTATCATCAGGCTGTCTAGATACACCACCTATATAATTTGGAATTGTTTGTGATACATTTGGCATTATCTTTGTAAAGCTATGTAAGGTTTATAACTGTTGTAGTAGTTACCATCTTTAGGTTGTCCAAAGAATGTGTAATCTCCCTGATTGCATTCATACTCCAAAGCCATAGCTCTACAGTATGCCTCTTTCTGCATACACATTTGATATAACTGTCCATCACCTACTATTCGTGAGACAGTAAAACATGCAGCTCTAGCTGTTATGTAATCTTGTATTGGACGTGGTAAATCTACCCAGTCAAATAACCAGACAACATCACACTTAAGCTCTTCTGTAAATGTATATGTATGTTCTTGTTTGTCATATAATTTTCCACTTCTTCTTATAACGTCCATCTCTTCGTGACCTGTCTCTGCTGATATATCTATCTGCAGTACATTGCTAGGTATCAATATCTCGTTGTTACTATCTGGGGTGAATGGATAATCTTGTTCTGTATTAAATGTCCATCCTTCAGATTGTATTTCTCGTGACACTTGTATAAGTGTGTCGTAAGCAATCGCAACGTCTGGGTTGGTTTGATCGAGAGTAGTAACTGGAGCCTGACCAACAGACGCTAGTATTTGATTTATTGCAGGTAATTCTTGAGCAGCGTTAGTGGTAGGGATAGCCATAATTAAGATATATAAATAAAAAAAAGGGAGCCATAAAGACTCCCCTAATAGTTAGAATGCAGAAGGAGCTGAAGCACCTACATACAATTCAACAGCAGCAGCGGGGTTGACATAATCTGCCCCACACGCTAAGCGACCCAATATCACGTCGCCCTGGTAAATGACACTAACATCTCCCTTCGTAACTTGTACGGAAGGACCGATAGCTTCTACCATACCAGCAGCTTCACGTTGGAATATAAGTCCACAAGACTTAGCTCCTAGTTCTGTGTTAGTACCGTAGTCGTTTTTGATTCCTGTCTGTGCCCCAGAAGCATCTTCTGGAGTTACACTTACAAATGAACCTGTGTTTGTTGGTGCTGTTACACCTGTTGTACCACCATAAGCAGTACCATATTTGCCAAGGAACGGAATGTTCATTGACTTGTAGATCTTGATACCAGCGATCTCTACAATTCCATTACCCTTCTGACGGGATGTACCTTGTGAGTCTCTGTTAACTAGACCGTTGTCACCCGTTTGTTGGATGAGTTCGTAGTATTGACGTGCATTTAATACAGCCACTCTACCGTCAGTTGAAACTCCTTTTTCATCAAGAGCTGCAGCTGCGTCATAGAAAGCATTGACTAGATTAGTAGCGACGTATGCATCAGAGTCGTTAGTAGTTGAACCTACACGAATCTGTGTACCACCTGGTTCTACAAAGTTAGACTTAGTGATAGGTGATGCTGATCTTGCTCCACGTGTAATAGCACGGAATGCAAGTCTGTCATATTTCTCAGCTAGAGCGTAACCGATCTTACGAGAGATCTCTGATCTCAAATCGTAGTGAGCAAGTGTCTCATCAAGCTCATATAAGAATGCACTTGAGATTAATAACTCGTCTACGGTGATGGTCTTCTCGGCTACTGGTGGTGCGCCATCACTGTTACCAAGTATTGAATTTCCTGGTGTATGGAATTCCGCACTGGTACGACCCGTGTAGATGAACTGTAAAGATTTCCCATTTTTAATGGTCCTCTTCATAATCAAATCACGAGCAATAGCATTGTGCTGGAAGCCTTTGAACATTTCACCTGAGAACAATTTCAAGTAAAGTGCTCTTCTATCCCCTGTGCTTTGGGCAGCACCTGGCATAGTTACCGACGCCTGATGGTCGGTTGACTGTTGAGCCATTTATCTATATTTTAATTTTACTAAGGGTATAAATCATCATCGCGCGCAAATTAAATTCGAAGTTTTGTGGTCTTTCCCACCGTCTAGACGGCTAATGGGTATCTCCGTAGAGGCCAAAAGCCAAATTACAGAGAGGTCCGACACTGAGGTGCCTCTCTGCTATGGAAGTTTACATGAAGAACTTCTATATGAATGAAGAAGGCTAGAGCCATAAAGACTACTAGCCATAGTTCATTAAACTTATTCTTCTTCAAGGTCAGTAGTCTCTACACATCTTTTAAGAGCTTTGATGGCTCCTTGATCCTCTATAAGAGGCTGTTGTAGTTGTTGACGTTCTGACTTGAGTTGTTCTATCTGCTGTTCTAATTGCTGAGCTTTAACAAGGTTTGAATCAAATCGAGTTTGAACTTCATTAAGTTCTTCTTGAGGTGTGGTCATGATTAATTAATAGTTCACTTGATTTACTCACCTAATAATGCTTCCTCTAATGATTGAGGGAAGTCATCATCTTCTTCTTTCTTTTCTGGTTCAGGATCTATAGGTGTGATAGATGCCTTAGCTGTATCGTTTTGATGTGCCATTAGAACTTATACTTAGCTCCAACTTTTAGGTTGTAAACATTGTCATCGTCACCATTAGTGATGCCTTTGAACTCACCATAAATAGATGTGCTAGCAGTCCAGTTGTATGTACCACCAACCTTTCCTGATAGTTCAGTTTCTGTACCATCAACACCATCTACTGCGGTAAGTGTTGGACCACCTTGTATAAAGTAGTTGAATTTTTCTTTAGAACCCTCAGCTCCGATGTGTAGATCTACTGTTCTACCTACATATTCAGAACCATAATAACCATTATTGATTTCTGTATTTACATATGTTCCAGCGGTTGCAGGTGCAGACGCTATGGTGGTTGCTGCGAGAGCAAGTGCAATTGTTTTCATTTAATTAGTCTTTAATAGTTTTAGTGTAAGTGACACCACGATACTTTAGTTTTACAGTCATTGTAAATCTCTAGTACCTAAGCCCCGTTCCATGCTTAGGTTTCATGCGTCCATGAAAAATGGATGAACG